AAATCACGATGGATATTAGTAGTTATATGTTGTATCCTCGGTTCCATAGTCGGAATTCATAAAGAAACAGTCACTATTTTCAGAGAAAGTATAGATGCTATTTTAAATGTTTCACTAGCACTTTTCGGAGTGATTTTCACTGGATATTCCTTGCTACAAGCCTTTATGAATAAACAGATGTTACTTCAACTTCTAAAAGACACAAAAGTATGTGACGGAGGAGAAAAGAGTAGATTACAAGATATCAATGAGAATTTTGTATATTTAATGCTATTGTATGTTATTGCGATAATTGTAACATTGATTATGAAAATAGTGATGTTTTGTTTGCCTGACAGTTTTACATTATTTTTAAACATGATAGTAAATAATGTGATTGCAGTAAGTTTAATTGCGGTTTATTTTATTTTTATTGGAATAATACTGTGGAGGACAGTTAGTTTCGTTTCTACAATTTTTCAACTGTTCAATATATATGCTGTGACAAGAGTTCTTGAAATGATAGATGAGGAAGAAAAGCCATAATTTATCATATAAAAGGCGATGATTAGGGGCCACCTCCGGGCGGCTCTTTTTCTTTACCAAAACGATTGGAGGTGAGCCAGATGGCATTAACGCCAAAACAGAAGATATTTGCAGATGAATACCTGATTGACCTTAATGCCACCAGGGCCTACAATGTGGCATATCCAAAGGTCAGGAAGGATGAGTCCGCAAGGGTAAATGGAAGTAAATTACTAACAAATACTAACGTTGTGGCCTATATTGATGAACGTATGAAGGAACGCGAGAAGCGTACCGAGATTACCCAGGACAGGGTGCTGCAGGAACTGACGAAATTGGGTTTCTTCGACATCCGGAAGCTGTTTGACGATAGCGGAAAACCAGTGGATATATCGATGCTTGATGATGACACGGCTGCCTGTATTGCAGGGCTGGAAGTGGTGGATTATTTCGAAGGGGCAGGAGAGGGTAAGGAGTTTGTTGGATATATCAAGAAATATAAATTGTCCGATAAGCTTAAGGCCCTGGAGATGCTTGGCAGGCACCTGGGTATGTTTAAGGACAAGCTGGAGCTATCTGGCCAGGTCGGTATCAATAACCCGTACGCCGGCCTGACAACCGAAGAACTGAAGAAGCTGATACATGGTGGATAGAGAGACCATAATCAGAGGGGCGAAAATAGAGCTTGCACGGCGCGAGTTCTTTTTTTATTGCCATTTAAAGGCTCCTGATTTCTACAAAGAGGACAGGAAGTACCTGGTTGACCTCTGCAGCGAGTTCCAGGACTTTATCCAGTCAGATGACGAGGTAATGGTTGTAAATGAGCCGCCCAGGCACGGAAAAAGCCGCACGGCCGGTCTGCTGGTTGAGTGGGTACTTGGCAATGACCAGAAGCAGAAAATCATGACCGGCTCCTACAACGAGACACTGTCCACCATGTTCTCAAAGAACGTCCGCAACGACATCCAGGAGGAGAAAGCAGATGAGAACCGGATTGTATTCTCCGATATCTTCCCAGGGGTATCCATAAAGCGTGGTGACGGCGCCATGAACCTCTGGAGCCTGGAGGGTGGATACAACAATTACCTTGCTACATCCCCAACCGGCACGGCTACTGGATTTGGTGCCACGCTGCTCATCATCGATGACCTCATCAAGAACGCCGCGGAGGCCAACAACGAGCTGATTAAGGAGAAACACTGGACCTGGTTTACGGACACAATGCTGTCGCGTCTGGAGGAAGGCGGGAAAATTATCATCATTATGACCCGCTGGGCAAGTGATGACCTGGCAGGCCGGGCGCTGGAACACTTTAAGGAGGCCGGGGCCAAGATTCGGCATATATCCATGAAGGCCTTGCAGGATGACGGGACAATGCTATGCTCTGAAGTCTTGTCAAGGAAGTCCTACGAAGCCAAGATTAAGGCTATGGGCGCCGACATTGCATCAGCCAACTACCAGCAGGAGCCGATTGACCTGAAGGGCAGGCTGTATACCAGCTTTAAGACCTATTCCGGGGAACTGCCTCAGTTCAAGGAGATACGCAACTATACTGATACGGCGGATACCGGTGGAGATTACCTGTGCAGCATCAACTATGGCGTTACATTCGCAAATGAGGCCTATGTGCTTGATGTGTTGTACACAAAGGAGCCGATGGAGATTACAGAACCAGTAACGGCTAAGATGCTGCTGGCGGGCTCTGTAAATGTGGCGAGAATAGAATCCAACAATGGCGGCCGCGGGTTTGCGCGTAATGTGCGCCGCATCCTGGAGCAGGAACTGGGCAGCAATTACACTACAATAAAGTGGTTCACGCAGACGCATAATAAACAGGCCAGGATATACTCCAACTCTTCCTGGGTAATGGAGCATATTTATTTCCCGGAGGATTGGAAGAACCGTTGGCCTGAATACTATGATGCGATGATAAAATACCAGCGGGAAGGGAAGAACAGGCACGATGATGCCCAAGATGCAACAACGGGAGTTGCGGAAAATTGTAATAAAGGAAGCGGTATGAAAGTCATGAAATAGAGGTGAGAACATGGAACTGGAAGTAATGAAAAAACTGATTAAGAAGTACACGGCGGGACATGGTGATTTCCTGATGCGGCAGGAGACGGCTAACCGGTATTATAAGAATAAAACGGATATACTTTTCAAGCCGGCTAAAAAGAAGGAATCGGACCCAGGAGAGAATCCGCTGCGCAATGCGGACAACAGGATTCCGTTTAACTTTCATGGACTCCTAGTCAACCAAAAGGCATCCTACATGTTTACGGCTCCGCCATTGTTTGACCTTGGGGACAAATCAGCCAATAAGGCCCTTACCGCGTTTCTGGGAGATAAATACGCAAAGACCTGCAAAGACCTATGTGTGGATGCCTCTAACGCATCGGTAGGATGGATACATTTGTGGAAAGATAAGGCCTCAAATGGATATAAGTATGCAGTGGTTCCGCCGGGAGAGGTCATACCGGTATGGGGTAAGAGCCTGGAGAGGGAGTTAAAGGGCGTGCTCCGCTGTTATCATGATATCAATGATGAGGGGGAAGAACTGGATGTATATGAATATTGGAACGACAGGGAGTGTCAGGCTTATGCAGTACGGGCTGGAAGCAGTGTGGATGATGGACTGATGCCATACCGCTCCTTCACGCTGATTGACACGGATGGCAAGTCCAATCTGGTCAACCAATTTCCTCACGACATTGGAGAGGTGCCATTTTTTCCATTCTTCAATAATAACACGGGAACAGGCGACCTGGACGATATCAAGCCCCTGATTGATGTATATTGCGGGGTATTCAGCGGTTTTGTTAATGACCTGGAAGATATCCAGGAAGTCATTTTTGTTCTTACGAATTACGGCGGGGAAGATTTAGGACAGTTCCTGCGGGAGCTTAAGGACTACAAGGCAATTCAGATTGAAAGTGAAGGAACAGAAGATAAGTCAGGTGTATCCACGCTGACCATTGAACTTCCAGTGGAGGCCCGCAAGGAGCTACTAGCCACGACCCGGAAGTGCATCTTCGAGCAGGGCCAAGGCATTGACCCGGACCCTCAGAACTTTGGGAACAGTTCAGGCGTGGCCCTGGGTTTTTTGTATTCCCTGCTGGAACTCAAGGCGGGGCTTATGGAGACGGAATTTAAGATAGGCTTTGGCCGGTTCATCCGTTGCGCCTGCCGGGTAATGGGCATACCAATCAAGGATGACACCGTCATCCAGACTTGGACCAGGACCAGTGTTAAGAACGACCTGGAGGAGGCACAGATAGCGTCCCAGAGTAAGGGTGTGATTGCGGATGAGGATATTGTTCGCAAACATCCGTGGGTGGAGGATTTTGAGCGAAGCTGGAATGCATTTCAGAAACAGGAGGAAGAAGGTAAAAAAGAAATATCCGATATGTTCCCACAAAAGTCTCTGGATGGCGAAGGACAGGGCGGTGATGAATGATGGATTATTGGGAAAAGCGGCAGCTTGAGACCTATAAGGCCGGAGAAATGCAGGTCAACCGGTACTATACCAAACTGGAAAAAGCATTTAACCAGACAAAGCGCGAGTTGCAGAAAGCCATAGAATCATTCTACTTTCGGTACGCGAAAGAAAATGGACTGTCCTATGCAGCAGCGCAAGTAAGGCTTAGTAAAGAAGAGCTGGGGGAACTGGAAGACTTTATAACACTCGCGATGGATAATATTGGGAAATATAACCAGACCGTCAACAACATGTCCATCAAGGCTAGGATTACACGATATCAGGCACTGGAAGTGCAGATTGATGCCTTATTGCGCGAGTTGTATGCGATTGATTATCAGACCAGCGGCGAGAAAGCAATGCAGGAAGTATATGCCGACAGCTATTATAGGACATGGTACAACATCGACCAGCACAAGGGTTTTCATTCAGCATTCGCGCAAGTTGACCCTGCTGCTGTGGAAGAGCTGCTGAAGTATCCGTTTAATGGCGCTAATTTCTCCGCGCGTATATGGAAACAGAAGGAATATTTGCAAACACAGTTGATGGAATCCCTTACAACTATGATGGTGCAGGGGAAGAATCCTCAAACGTTGGCATCGGATTTTGCTAAGAAAATGAACACGAAGAAGTTTGACGCCTATCGTTTGCTCCACACAGAAAGTTCTTTCTTGATAAACGAAGCCACGCATGCCGGGTACAAGGCAGATGGCGTGGAGAAGTACCAGATATTGGCGACGTTGGACAGCAAGACATGCGATATTTGCGGGGACTTAGACGGAAAAGTGTATGAAGTGGAAAAGGCTATCACAGGGAAGAACATGCCACCATTCCATTGTTTCTGCCGGTGTACAGATTTTCCGTACTATGATGGCACAGATACGTCCGACATGACCCGTGTGGCCAGAGACCCTAGAACTGGGAAGTATGTGGATGTTCCGGCAGATATGACATATAAAGAGTGGAAAACGCGATTTGCAAAGGAGGCATAGAACAAGAATGTATTCCGAAGCCAAGAGACTTGAGATTTTCATGTCCAATGGATATGCCTTGCAGGTAGATAATTCCTTTGAAGAAATGATGGCGATTCTGGATAATGAAGTACTGGGGCCAAATGAGTATATTGTGATAACCTGCAAGAGTGGTTTGCGCTTGGCGTGCAGGAAGGGGGACATTGTGGGCCTGGGTGAGTATATAGAAGATTGATAAACAACAGCATGTAGGATTGGAGGGAGATTATGTTATACAAAATTGGATTGTCAGGGAACAGGGAAATCACGGTTGAGACTGAAAAAAGTCCAGAGGAT